AGAGAATATTGACTGGGACGCCATTGGAGACGGTAGCTATGATTGGGCTACCAAGTACACCGAAGAGCAAGCTGCTCGTAAGCGTCTAGTTGGTGAAGAGTACTGGCTTGGGGGAAATTCACGGGAGCTATTCCCGTCAGAAGCTAATCGACAACTCACTGTTATTGAGTGTTGGTTACGTGTAGACCGTGATGGTGACGGTATTGCTGAACTAAAGCATTTTATTATTGCTGGTTCAACAATTCTTCTTGAAGAAGACTGTGATATGATTCCATTGGCGACTCTTTGTCCCTTTGAAGTACCACATGAATTCTTTGGTTTGTCAGTAGCAGATATGATTCGACCCATGACACTAGCCTCAACAGCTATCATGCGTGGATTTATTGAGAATGTCTACTTAACTAACTACTCACCTAAGCTTGCTGATCCTAACGTTGTAGACTTTAGTGCGCTACAAAACATGAAGCCTAAGCAGATTATTGCTACCAATGGCAACCCTAACAATGCGGTTGCCTCAATGACACCTGACTCTATCAGTACAGGTACAGTACCTATTCTTGAGCTATTACAAATGCACAAGGAACAGGCTACAGGTTTGTCTAAAGCTGCTCAGGGTTTGAATGATACACTCTATGTCTCTGGTAATTCAGAAGAAAAGATGCAGAGGGCTATGTCTGCGGCACAAGTACGTATCCAGTTTATGGCACGTAGGTTTGCTGAGACAGGCTTTAAACGTCTGTGTGAGGGTATCTATAAGACAATGCGGGATAAACTCCGTGGTCAAGAAGTTGGTTACTATGATCAAAATGACTTGTTTAAGTCTGTTGATCCTGGTACATTGCCAAGTAACTTGATGCTTTATGTTGATGTTGATGTTGGTGAAAACAGTAACAGCAATATCATGAAGAAGATGAATGTGATTGGACAACAGATTATTCCAGCACTGCAACAAGCAGGAGCTGGTGGCGCTGTAAGTCCACAAGCTGCAGTAACTATTGCATGCAAAGCTCTTGAGTCTATGGATCTTGATCCTCTAGACTACCTTGTTGACTATACAGATCCTAAGTTCGTTGAACAGGCAATGCAGTCAAGAGAAGGTGAAGTAGCGGCAATGGAAAAGCAGAAACAACTTGAAGAACAAGTTAAGATGATTGACATAGCACAGAGGCAAGCAACCCTTGACCTCACTAATGTACAAGCTAAAAATGCCATGCAAGATAACACCAAACAACTTATGGTTGCTTTGGATAAGAGTTATCAAGAGTGGGGTAAGCTATATATTCAGGCGGCTAAAGAAGGGGTTGAAATGCCTCCTAAGCCTGACATTAAAGAACTCCTTGCAATGGCTAAGTCTTTCATTGATGCTGACTCGCATAACGATGCAAGTGCGCCTCAAGGTAGTCAACCCCCACAACCACAGGCTGGTCCTGCGGCTGCTGGTGAAAACCCAATGATGTAATAATAACAACCTCCCTCTTAATCGGGGGAGTCTTTCTAGAAATAATTTATGGATAAATATCGTAGTGGCTTTGAAAAGAAGATTAAGCCAAAGATGAATCATGAGACCAATGAGTACAAGGTGGAACCCTTTAGGGAAGCCCAAGTAGCTTTAGGTCGTGCAGAGTTTGTTCAGCGAGAGCGAGAACAATTCTTTGGTGACGCATATAGCGAAATCTTAGCTGACCTTTTTGTTACGTGGTTGAAGACAGAACCTCATTGTTCTAAAGAACGAGAGTACTTGTATCATACCGCTATGGCATTAGGCAGTGTTAAAGAGAAATTAGTTGGTATTGAAATGTACGGTAATAACGTCAAGTTCATCCAACAACAAAACAAAAATACCCAAGAGGGGTCTGAGGAAAATAATGAGTGATTTAAATAAAGCGAAAGATGTGCTTGAGAAAGCACGAGAAGAAATCCTACGTGAATTGGTCCAATGCGGGTCAAATGGCGGTGTAGGTCGAGCAGGGAATTATGCACCAACCTTTGTTAATTTAACAAATGCTATTGATGCAATCAACCGAATGATGGAACCATCTAAAGGTGACTTCGCTGAACGTATGGCTGTAGCTAAAAAAGCTAAAGCTGAAGCCAAACAATAACGGACACAAAGGTAAAAGAATATGAATCTACCACATCTCTCTACCAACACTCCAGCTTCTGAAATTAGTAGCCAGAGTTTTGATGACGGATCGAATAGTGCAGACTTGGAAGTGAAGAGCCTTGATGACATTCTACGTAATTCTCCAGCAGCAGAACTGTTGGGTCTTAACAAAGAATCTCTACCAGAAGAAGGCGATGACGTCCCAAGTCCAGATGAAGTATCGGAAGAAGAAGCCCAAGAAGAGAACGATACCGAGTCTGAAAATGACCTAGATGAAGAAGAAGAATCGAATGATTCAGAAGAAGATAATACAGCTGAGGATGATACGTCTACCCAAAATGCTGACTTGCCTTCTGAAGATGATATCGATTGGGAATACAAAGTACCCGTCACAGTTGACGGTAAAACTGAGTATGTTACCCTAGAAGAAATCCGTAAGGGTTATTCTACTGACCAACATCTATCTCAAAAGGGGCGTGAACTAGGCGAACTGAAGAAACAGATCGACCAAGAACGAGCAGAAAAGTTACAAGAAATTATTCAACTTGGATCAGTTATTAATGAAGAACTGACCGCTGTTGAATCTAATCTTGCACAACAATATCATAAAGTCAAAGGCGAAATTGAAAAAGCCCGAGAAGAAGGTGATACCTACACAGCTAGGGAACTCAAAGAGCAACTTGAAGAAGTACAGGAAAAGTATTGGAATGCACGTAATAAACGTGAACAACAAACTAAAGCTGTAGTTGAAAAGATTCAAGCTCAACAAATAGAACAACAACAAGTGTTACTGAGACAGTATGAGGAAAACATTGTTAACCTCATTCCTGACTATTCAGAAAAAGTTGCTAGGAATATTCGTGAGTTCGCTATTAAAGAAGGTATCCCTGAACAACTACTAGAAGCGGTCTATGACCCTAACGTAGTTAAGTTCATCAATGATTACCGTAAACTTAAAACTGCTAAAGAAACTGGTGAAGTAAAACGAAAGGCATCTCCAAACGTGAAATCGATACCCTCAAAGAAGGGAACTTCGAGTTCTCAAAAAGAGAAGCAAGCCGTTAATAATAACCGGACTAAAGTTCTAACAGGTCAAGGGTCTAAACAAGACGAATTAGATTTTCTAAAACGTATTTCTTCAGTGAGCAAAAAACTTTAATTTCTCACTAAAAGGAAAATAACAAATGGCTGGACAAACTTTTGCAACAGGCGGTCCTAAGGCTGCCGCACGTAGCCGCATCTACGGGTAACGCAGTTAACGCTGGTGAGCGTGAAGACTTAGCGAATTTTATTTCAATGATCTCTCGTGATGAGACACCTTTCTTGTCGTCTATCGGCAAGACTAAAGCTACGGCTGTGTTTCACGAATGGCAAACAGACGAGTTGGCACCCCCAACTTCTGCTCCTGTAGCCGAGGGTGTATCATATAATACACAAAATGCGGCTCAAGCTGCAGAACCCTTCCGTACACGTTTGGGTAACTACACACAAATCAACTCCAAGACTGTTACAGTTACTGGCACTAAGCGTGCTGTTGACCAAGCAGGTGTTGCTGATGAATACGCATACCAGCTCAAAAAGCGTGGTACCGAACTTCGCAGGGATGTTGAGTTTGACTTGGTGAACAGTTGGAAATCTTCTAACGGCTCTGGCACACGTACTTTCGGTGGCTATCAGTCTTGGATTAACTACACTGCTGCTACTACAACTCCTGCTACAGCACTAAACGTGTTGGCTGTTCCCGGTGACTATACTGCTCCTACTAATCCTGGTGGTGGTGTCTGCGGTACATTCGCTAACGTTATTGCTGGTGACAAGGTATCTTTGGCTCTGTCACACGTTGACACAGTTATGCAAGGCATCTATGAAAACGGTGGTAAAGCCACTAAGTTGATGTTGTCTCCTGCTAACCGTCGTGTGTTCTCTGCTAAGGCTCAGTCCGCAGGTTCCGTTACAGGTTCTACTGGTGATTCTAACGTTCGCCGAAATATTGACGCTGATGGTAAGCTCCGTCAGTCAGTTGAAATCTACATGTCTGACTTTGGTGACATTATGGTTGTTCCTAACTACGTAATGGGTATTTCTAATACAAACGTTGCTGGTGTGAACGATGTGGCTAACTTTACAGCATTCGTATATGATCCAATGTGGTTCAGCTACGCTAGCTTGCGTCCTCTGCAAGAAGTTGACCTTGGTCAGCTTGGTGACTCTATCATCGGTCAGATCGTTGAAGAGGGTACACTTGAGTGCAGGAACCCCAAGGGATGTGGCATGATTTTCGGTCTGTCGGGTGCCTAAATTTAGGTAAGGTAAGCTGATCACTTACTTTTGAGGAGCAATAACCTCAACAACCTTAAAAAGGGGGTATGACAAGTTCATATCCCCTTTTTTATTGATAAGGAATTTATGGAAACAAAAACTTGTAGGACTTGTAATCAAGTCAAATCAGTATCAGAATTTTCTGTACTAACAAAACTTAAAAAGAGTGGTATCAAATACAATTGTGATTGTAAAGAATGTCGATCTATTTCTCGTAGAGAAAAAGCAAGAAATTTAAAAGCAAAAGCTATTGCCTATAAAGGTGGTAAATGCAATGATTGTTTATTAATAGTACATCAGGCTGCATTTGAATTTCATCACACAGACCCGTCTACAAAAGCAAACAAAGAACCTGCTCATTTCTTACAGGATGTATCTTCCCTAAATGAAAAAGCTAAACAAGAACTTGATAAATGTGTTTTACTATGTGCTAATTGTCATAGGATCAGACACTTTTCAGACCTAATATAAAAGGAACACAAATGGAATTTCTACGAA